AAACCAGACGCAAAGGTGATCTTCAGTATCCTTGGGAATACCAAGGGTGGATGATCAACAGCAGTAGCAGAATGATGTACAACCAGTGCATTTGGAAGGCTTACAAAGATGGACAGCCAATCATCACGTCCAACAGCCTTAACAGTTTGTGCGTCAAAATAGATGAAATAATGGAAGCAGTCTAATGCAACCAAACTATGATACAGTCTCGCATTGCCCAAACTGCAAAACAAAAATGACAGCTATAGACTCAAGACAACATTCATTGTATGGCTTTCAAACAATTAAACGCAGACGTAAATGTTTGACATGTGACTTTCGTGCAAGCACAATAGAAGTGCCAATCGATCTGGCAAAAGACATATTCTACGAGGAATGAAATGAAACAAATATCAACGCTCAAAAACCAAATACAACACTTCACAGGTGTATTGGGTAGCTCGCAAACATCAATCAATCACATGATTGCATTCGCAACCATATGCGAAAATCAACCAATCACAAGCCATGACCTACACATCAAGCTAGGCTTCGAACAATCCACAACAAACAGACTCCTACACGCACTCGCACAAAATAATAGAGGCACAGGCTTGGGAGCCGAAGTCATAGAAATCAACATGATCAAAGAAGACAAAAGGCAAAGAGAAATCAAGCTAACAGAAAAAGGTAATGACCTAAAAAAGAAAATGTTTGGCAGTAAAAAATGACCGATAAAATATATAATGGAATTGAGGCAATCTCAAAAGTAGCAACATTAATTCACGAAAATACTGACATCCAGCCAAAAGATCGTAGGAAAGTAATGGCAGCAATACTGGAGCCAATGCTAAACGAAATATTCGGCAGCGAATATGAAAAATATAAGGAGGATAAATGATGGCCATTGGAAGTTACGACATTAATGCATATGCACTAAAACTAAGGCGCTCAGGAAAACTATTACGCGAAATAGGCGATGAACTAGGCGTAAGCCAAGAGAGAGCAAGATGTCGTGTTATATTCGGAGCCAGACAAGAAAAAGTTTTTGAACGCTCAAAAAATGCCACAACAATGGGTGACCTATTTATGTCATATAAACCCATGTACGCAATAAAACATCTGAATGCAGAAAATATGACTTTCACAGAGTTTCTTGAAAATATATCACAACAAAAACTTGTGGAAACAATACATATTGGAAAAGCAGCAGTTCAAGAAATACTCTACGAACTGCGTAAAAAAAACGTATCAGAAAAAACAATCCAAGACTGGCTAAACGTAAAATTTAAAAAGGTAAAAAAAGTAAAAAAAAAACGATGTGACGCAGGCATACCAAGAGGACCAGAGGAAAAATTTGAAACATGCCAGCAATATGTAATCCACGAAGGAAGAATGTTTATGGGAAGCCTATGCAATAAGCCACTAACCTCGCAACAAAAAAAATATTGCTCAATTCATAAAAGAGGTAAACCATGATCGTAAAATCTTGGAAATTTACCGGCTTCAATAAAGACATGCCAGAATGGATACAAAACAATACAAGCAAAAGACGTGGATCTCATTACATATGGGTTCACACACAGCAAGGCGAACTGCCAGCAAATAAAGATCAGTGGATCGCCATCGATCTAAAGGGACACCTGCATATCTTCGATAACAAGCCAGATGGAATAGGCAAAGATATGATAGCTGGATGCGCCTTCGTAATCATAACACTTGGAATAATATTCGGGATGCTCATATGGTAAGTAAACAACTGGCAAAACACTGCTATCAACAATACAAAATGAACCACCAAGGATATCACGGATATAAACACTGGAGCCGTGTGTTCCAAAACGGTAAGCACATAGCCAAAGCAGAAAACGCAAATATCAAAGTCGTAGGTTTATTCTCACTCCTCCACGATACACAAAGAATAAACGAAAACAGAGATCCACAACATGGATACCGCGCAGCACAATACGCACACTCAATCAGGGGAAGGCTCTTCGATATAACTGACCAAGAAATGCGACTACTTGACGAAGCACTTACATACCACTCAAACGGCTACACAGACGCAGATATCACAGTGCAAACATGCTGGGATGCAGATCGGCTGGATCTCACTCGCGTAGGAATAATGCCAAAAGCAGAAAAACTCTGTACACAAACAGCAAAAGACGCTATCTGTTAAATATTACTGCTCGATATTGGCTACGCCTGTGGCCAGTGCCTCATATACTTAAACCCACTTCGGTGGGTTTTTTTCTAAAAGGTAAACAAATGGCAAAGGCAAAAAAGAAAAATTCAGTCGGTCGGCCAAGGTTCGAGATCACTCCAGAGGTGTTAGAAAGAACTGAAAGAGCAATGGCACAAGGCTTAACAAAAGAACAATGTGCTGGATTTTTAGGCGTTTCAGTGTCAACTTTTATGCTTTATCAGGCGAAAAATTCGGAATTTTCGGAAGCAATAAAAAGGGGAGAAGCTGGTGGTATAGAAAAAGTAACCAACGCACTCTTTGAAAATGCCACAGTAGAACGCGATAATGCAGCAATAATTTTCTATTTAAAGAACCGCGCAGGGTGGGTAGACAAGCAAGAGCATAAGGTTCAAAAAGAAACAACCGTTACGCTTGACTTAACAAGGATTGGAGTAAATGAACTCGCAGCAATTGAACGAGCTTTTGAGCAATCTCACATTGGAGCAAGTTCGAGCGGAGAAGTATCGCAGATCATTGAGGGAGTTTACGAAAGCAGCTTGGCCAACGATTGAGCCGGGTGTTAAATTTCAAAACAACTGGCACGTTGACGCAATATCAGAACACCTCCAAGCAGTTGTCGAAGGCAAAATCAAACGCCTGATTATAAACGTACCGCCACGCCATATGAAATCCATCAGCGTTGCAGTTGCACTGCCTGCATGGACTTGGACTAGAGAACCGCACAAGAAGTTCTTGTACGCCTCTTATGCCTCTTCCCTGTCGATCAGAGATAGCGTCAAAGCTAGAAGATTAATCGACAGCATATGGTACAAACGCCATTTTGAAGACAAGTTTGCCTTAACCAGTGATCAAAACCAAAAGCAAAGATTTGAAAACAACAAAACAGGATATCGCATAGCTACGTCTGTCGGAGGCGCTCTGACTGGTGACGGTGGTGATATTATCTGCATCGATGATCCGCACAATGTAGTCGATACCGATAGCTCTGCTGTTCGAGAAGGCGTTCTGGAATGGTGGGATCAGGCAATGCAAACACGGCTTAATGATCCTCGAACTGGCGCTTTTATCATTATTATGCAGCGCGTCCACGAAAACGATCTGACAGGCCATATACTGGCCAATGAGATGGGTGACGAATGGGATCACCTATGTCTGCCAGCGAGATACGAAATAGGCCACCCAACGCCTACCAGATCATCGCTTGGCTTCACAGATCCGCGCACCAAGGAAGGCGATCTTCTTTGGCCAAACAGAATAGACGAAAAAACACTTAAAAATTTAGAGCGTAGCCTTGGCACTTACGCAGCAGCAGGACAACTTCAACAACGTCCAGCGCCAAAAGGTGGCGGTATTTTGCGATCAAGCTGGTGGGTTCCTTGGGAAGAAGAGGAGTTGCCAGAAATTGAATATGTTCTGCAATCTTACGACACAGCCTTTGAATCCAAAGAAAGCTCAAGTTTTAGCGCCAGAACCACATGGGGCGTATTTAGGCACAAAGGCTATGACTGCGCGATTGTCCTTGAGGCATGGTACGATAAAGTCAGCTACCCTGACCTAAGACGCATGGCGCAAGAAGCCTATGACGAATGGGAGCCAGACGCAGTGCTGATCGAAAAGAAGGCATCAGGTCAATCTCTGCTTCAAGACTTGCGAATGGCTGGAGTGCCTGTTTTAGCGTACAGCCCAGACCGCGATAAAGAAGCTCGCGCCCATGCGTCCAGCGCACTTTTGGAAGATGGAAGGATTTTCTTCCCTTCCAACCGAAAATGGGCTAAAGACTTGATTGACATTTGTGCGGCGTTTCCAAGTCACCCGAATGACGATATTGTTGATACATGCACACAGGCATGGTTAAGATTGCGTAAAGGATGGTTTGTGGGTCACAGTGAAGACCCAGAAGAAGATGAATATTTAGAACCAAAGAGGATGACGCTGTATGGCTGAAGAAAATATTATTCCATTTGCCGAAGGCGCTCCACCTGACAATCTGATGGTCGAAGAGCTACCAGATGGTGACGTTCTGATCGGAGATCCAGACTCAGATATAGTTGAAGACGTAGAAGACACGGAGTTTGATTCAAACCTTGCAGAAGTTATTGATGACCGCGAACTTGCTAAAAAAGCCAGCGAGCTTGTTGAATATTATGAGAACGACAGGCAAGCCAGATCCGAATGGGAAGAGCGATACAAGCAAGGCTTGAAGACGCTTGATCCAGATGGCGGCATGGAAGAAAGCGAAGATGAACGCGCAACTCGCGGTTTGTCGATTGTCGTACACCCAATGATTGCAGAAGCAGCAACGCAGTTTAACGCTCGCGCCATTGCAGAGCTTTACCCTTCAGGCGGTCCAGTCAAGACCGTCATTATCGGAGATCCCAACGAAGAAGCCGAAGAGCAAGGGCGCAGAGTTCGTGAATTTATGAACTACCAGATTACACAGGAAATGCCTGAGTATTTTCCTGATCTGGATCAAATGCTTTTTCACCTTCCACTGATCGGCCATACGTTCAAGAAAGTTTGGTGGGATGCTAATATGGATCGGCAATGCAGCCAGTTTGTAAAAGCAGAAGACTTTGTGGTCGCTCCAGAAAGCAAGGATCTCTATACCAGCCCAAGATATACGCATATTATTCGTATGCCGCGAAATGATTTCAATAAGTACGTCCAGAATGGATATTACTTGCCGACATCGTATATCGGAGATGGTGCAGATCCGACTGGCGATGTTATTGGCGAGATCGAAGGCGTTGATGAATACGGAGATGATAGCGAAGACAACATAATGACGCTGCTGGAAATGCACGTCTATGACTTGTTCGATGGCATTGATGGAGAAACTGTTGACGAAGATGACGAAAATGCAGTTGCCATTCCGTATGTGATCACAGTTGACTATGATAACCAGAAGATTGTTAGCGTCAGGCGCAACTGGCGTCAGGAAGACGAAGAGAAAAAGCGCCGTGACTGGTTTGTGAGCTATAAGTTTCTGCCCGGTTTGGGCTTTTATGGCTTTGGCCTTTATCACATGATCGGTGGTCTGGGCAAAGCGGCGACTGGATCTCTTCGCGCTTTACTTGACAGCGCAGCCTTCAGCAACATGCAAGGTGGATTTAAGCTACGTGGCCGTGTGACTGGCGGTGATTTGCAAATCAATCCGGGCGAATTTGCCGATATTGACTCTACAGTTGATGACGTGAACAAGGCAATCATGCCACTGCCATTCAAAGAGCCGTCTGGCACTTTGTTTCAGTTGATGGGCTTTATTGTTGAAGCTGGCCAGAGATTTGCCAGCACAGCCGATTTAAATGTGGGCGATGTTAATCCAAATGCGCCTGTTGGATCGACAGTTGCTTTGATTGAGCAAGGATCAAAGGCGTTTAGCGCAATCCACAAAAGATTGCATTATGCACAAGGCCAAGAGTTTAAGCTTCTTGCAAAGCTGAACGCAGAAAACCTACCAGAAGAGTTTGGCTTTTCACTGGCTGGATCTGCTGAGTTTGTGTATCGCGCAGATTTTGATGATCGGATTGACATTGTTCCCGTCAGTGATCCAAACATTTTCTCAACAGCCCAGCGCATTGCACAGGCACAAGCTGTTTTGGAAATGGCACGTTCAGCGCCCCAGCTTCACGATCTTTATGAAGCCTACAAACGCATGTATGAGGCTATTCGTATTCCGAATATCGATGAG